CTTATAAACAAAAGGAAATAAAATGGCAAATATACCAGCAGCGAGAAATTTACCAGGAATTTACTTGCAAGAAATAGATAAATCGCTTGTGATTTCTCCATCAGCAGCATTATATGTAGCAGGTTTAATTAAATCACGTATCGGTGAGGCAAATAAAATTATAGATATTGGTAATGAACAATCATTAGTTGATTTTTCAGGTATACCAACTAATGAAAACTATGACGAATGGTTTAACTTAGCACGTGTATTCTTATACAAAGTAGGTGGATTAGGTGCAACATTAAAAGTTGTAAGAGCAGTAGGAGCAGGTTCTATTAATGGAGCTTTATCGGTTTCAAATACAGAAGTAATTGCAGCTACTACAGCACAACTTATTAATAATAGAGATGAGATTGATATTATAACTCCAGTGTATGATGCAGATACAAGTACAGTTAATGCTAGTGTTAAATTTTTTAGTGCATATCCAACAGATGTTATTTATAAAATTGCATTATGTAATGCTACTGATTTTGCTACTGCAAATATATCAACAGGTATTCCATTTAAAGGTAATGTTACAACTGAACCTACAGGAACTGAAGTTTGTGTAGTTGTACTTGATGAAGCTAATAATATACTAGAAGATTATACTGTTGATATTGTTCCTGGAAGAGTTGATGGTTATGGGCAAAATAACTATATAGAAACTATTTCTGAAAAATCATCTTATATATATGCTTTTTATAATGAGGCATCAACAGCTGGTCCAGTTTCGTTTGAAGCAACATCATTAATGGGTGGAGTATATGTAGCTCCTACAACTGCTGATTTAGCTAATGCGTTAGATTTATTTACAAATACTGAATTAGTAGATATTAATTATGTTATAGCACATCCTGATTTGCATCAAGAATCTATTACATTATGTGAAACAAGACAAGATTGTTCATTCAGAGGTGGTATTCCAATTGGAAATATTTTAGGGGTTCCTAAAGGTACTGCTCTTAGCAATAGTGTAACATATAGTCAAACTACCTTACCAACTAATACTACTTATGGAAGTATTTCAAATAATGCTTTTTATATATTTGATAGTTATAATAATAAATATCGTTGGATTAATATTGCAGGTGATATGGTAGGACTTAGAATTAGACAAAATCTTAGCTCACAGCCATGGTATAGCGACGGTGGACTGAATTATGGACAACTTATGGAAGTTAAGAAACTTGCTCAGTATTGGGATGCAAATGACCAAAAAACATTGATTGAAAATAAATTTAATCCTATTGTACTTAAACCAGGAAAGGGTACCGTCAAGTGGATGGATTCTAATTATACAGCTAAGAAATCTGCACTTAAAGATGAAGGTGTTAGAGAGTTGTTAATATATATTTGGAGAGCTTCGAGAGTGTATCTTGAATATAAACTATTCGAATTTAATGACGAATTTACTCGTGGTGCTATAGATAGTCAAATGAATAGATTTTTACAAAATGTTCAAGATGGAAGGGGACTTAGAAAAACTGATTCGGGTGCTAATGGTTATCAAGTAAAATGTGATAGTGAAAATAATCCAAGTGATGTTATCAATCAAAACATGTTGATACTTGATATTTCTGTATTACCAAATCGTTCAATTCACGAAATCTTTTTCAGAGTTTCGATTGCTGAATCGGAGGTCAGTTTACAACTACAGTAAATAATTAAAGAGATTAAGTTCTCTTTAATTTTACATAATATATAATAAAAAAGTTAACTTAACTATGATGATGATTTGAGTGGTTCCTTACATCATCATAGTTAAGTTAATTAAAAAAAGGAACCCAAAAAATGAAAGAAAAACTAGATTTAAGTAAGTTGTATAGTGATAAAGGAAATGTGAAACCAATTTTTCGTCAAAATAAATATACCAAATCATATATACAAAATCATAAAATTATAAAAGACCTTATTAACAATACTATACTATTACATACAAATGCCACATTAAAAGAAAGAATTTATTGTTATCAAAATAATATTAAATTTAAACCTTTATGTAGAAACTGCAAACAAACATATGTATCATTTAATAGATATAAAAATACTTATGCTAATTATTGTAGTGATATATGTGCATCTAAAGATAGAAGTAGTTTTTATCAAATTAGCGATGAAACAAGAGACAAGATAAGAAATAAAAGTAAAGAATTACAACTTATAAAAAGATTAGAAGATAAAAGTATTGAGCTAATAGAAATACAACAAAAATATAAAAATATAGATTTTAGTAAATTTGATTTATCTTTAACATCTGATAAATTATCCTTTATTAAATGTAACGAACACGGAGAATTTAAAGTTTCATGGACTCAAATAAGAAATAGAAATAATCCATGTCCTAAATGTTCAAGATTAATAGGTAATAAAAACGTTTCTTCAAGTATGTTGAAAGATAATGATTTATCATTCATACAATGGATGAAAGAAAATAAACCTCAATTGTTATGTAATGAAACTGTATATATTGATAGTAGTACCTTAATTACTGTTAAATGTCCTATACATGGTATAAAACAACAATCACTCGGATATATTAAAAATAGTAAACATAATTGTACTGAATGTAGTTATGAGTCATTACAAATAAAAGAAGGATATGATACTAATTCATTAAAAGATTTACTAAAAGTTAAGTTTCCTGATTTAGATTTTAGTAAATTTGAATATACTGGTGTTTATGATGATGTGATAGTTTCATGTAAAACACATGGTGAGTTTATAACTAATTATGATTATTTGAGAGGAAGTGATTATGGTTGTGTTAAATGTGGTAGAGAAGTACATGCAAACAAAAAAGCTGGTAATTCTAGCGAAATGATAGATAATATGAAAGTGAGGTTTCCTGATTTAGATTTTAGTAAATTTGAATATATCAGAAGTGATATTCCAAGTACTGTTATTTGTGCTGAACATGGTGAAAGTTCAAGAAGTTATTCTCAAATTATGTATACAGATTTTGGATGTGTTAAATGTGCTAAGAGTAATCGTTCTAAAGCAGAAATCGAAATACAAAAATATATAGAGGATTTGGGATTTGAAGTTGATTATTCGAATAGAACAATTATAGGAAAAGAATTAGACTTATACATTCCATCTAAGAAGTTTGCTATAGAGTTTAACGGTACATATTGGCATTCATATTATCAAAACAAAGACAACAAAAAGAAACATATAGATAAAACTAAGTTATGTAAAGATAAAGATATATTTTTATTACATATATGGGAATATCAATGGAAAGATGTTACAAAAAGAAATATACTAAAATCTATGATTAAAAATAAATTAGGTATTACTGAAAATAAGATATATGGAAGAAAAACAAAAATTGTAGACTTAAGTAATGATAGCAAACAAGTACAAACATTCTTAGAGCATAATCATATACAAGGAAGAACACAAAATACATATAGTTATGGATTAATATATAATAATGAACTTGTATCAGTTATGACTTTTAAAGTTGATAAGAAAAGAAATGAAATTGTGTTAAATCGTTTTTGTAATATTTTAAATGCTAATGTAATAGGTGCATTTTCTAAGTTGTTAAAACATTTCTTAAAACTTAAAGATGTTTTAAAATTAAATACTTATGACAGTATGGTATCATTTGCTGATTTAACTTATAGTTATGGTGATATTTATTATAAACATAATTTTGAAATGGTTAAACAATATGATGAAGGCTATTTTTATGTTAAAAATGATAAATATTATCATAGGAGTAATTTTATGAAATCTAACATACAAAAACAGTATGAGTTTGATGATGATTTTATGAATACACATACGGAGAATGAACTAATGCAAATCTTAGGTTATCATAAGTTATATGATAGTGGTAAATTAAAGTTTGTGTTAAATTTTAAATACTTATAGAATGATTAAACAATACATGAAACAGTTTGAAAATATTTTGTTTAAGATTTAATTTAAGTGACAATCTCTCTGATATTAAATTTAAATACTTATAAAAGGATTAAATAATGGAATTAAAGAGTTTTATAGAATGGTTGAATGAGAAATATAAATATGATATTCATAGTAATGATAATCCTTATATTGGGTTTGATTCTAAGAAGTTGAAATCAAAATTAAAATCTTTCGATACACAACTTAAAGATTTACAACGAAAAGGTGTAATTGATAGTGACGAATATAAAGAAATGGAGTTAAAGATTGAACAAGTTAAATATGCTCTTAAAGATAAGTAAAATTTTAAATACTTATAGATAAACTAAAAACAAAGGAAATATAATGAGTAAAAAATTACTAATGGAAGCACTTGGTAAACTTGATGATAAAGTTGCTAGTGAGGCAGTTGTTGAACAAATTTCGGAGGCATTTGATAAAGCTGTTATTGAAAAAGCTGATGAAAAGGTTAAAGAATTACAAGAATCTGTTATTGTTGCAACTGATGAATATACAAATAAAATTCTTGAATCCCATGTTGTTGATTTAAAAGAGAATTTTGAAAAAGCTGTTGTAGTAAAAGCTACTAAATTATCTGAATCATATGCTGATGATTTAAAAGCACAACTTGAAGAGTCTTATAAAAATGAATTAACTGAAATTAATGAAGGTGTTGAAAAATATCTTGAATATGCTGTTGATAAATTTGTAAACGAAAACATGGCTACATGGAAAGATGAACTTGCTGTTGCTAAAGCTAATGCAATCATGGAAAGTGCTACTGATTTTGCTGAAAATTTTGGAATTAAACTAGCTTCTATAACTGATGAAGATGAAGCTAAAAAACAACTTGATGAATCAGTTAATACTATTAATGAAATGAAATCAGAAATTGCTAATCTTAAAAGAGAAGCTATTATTGCTGAATCTACTAAAGATATGACTATTGTTGAAAAAGATAAGTTAATGAAACTTGTTGAGGGTGTTGAATATACAGAAGGTTTTAAAGATAAACTAGAACTGTTCAAGTCTACGTTGATTGATGACAAGAAAGAAATTGTTACTGAATCGACTAAAAAGACTGATAAAAAATATTCTTGGGAATAGAAAGTTAATAATATTATTAACTTTCTATATACTTATAGGAAAGGAAAGAAATGGAATTAATGAGTTTTAGAGAGTTCATAGATGAAAGTAAAGTTTTTTATCGTTTACCTAGAAAAATCATTGGAAATGAAGTCTATGTTTTGAAAAATAAAACAAAGGATATGTTTAGTTCTTTAGATGCAGGAAATGATTTTGATATACAACAATTGAATGATATAGAGAAAATTATTAAATCTATCAGAAAAGCAATCGTGAAAAATCCATCTGAAGAAGAAATGAAAGATTTGGATGGTTAAATATTTGTTCTAAAATTTAAATACTTACAAATGAAACTTAAGAGTTTATAATTGAGAGTAAGTCTGAGAAATTAGATGAGAAAAATATTGTTGATAAGAAACAATTACAATAGTTAAAAAACAAGCAGATTCTGTTAAATTATTAGATGAACTTATCACAGATATTGACTTAATGATTAAGATGTCATAAGAACAGAAAACACATGAAACAGTTTGAAAATAGTTTCTGTTCTAAAATTTAAATACTTATAAATAATAGGTATTAAACCTCAAACAAAAAGGAAATATAATGGGAAAAATGCTAAATGAAAGCGTAGTAGAAAAAGTAGAGAAAATCTACGAGTCTTCAAATGTAAAAGTTTTAGATGTAGATGCAATTAAAACTTTATTAGAGTCAGATGGTGCAGAAGTTCAAGCTAGTAGATTAAATGCTGGTATCAAAATGATGCAACTTCAAGAGAAGTATATTAATGAGTCAAATGTTTCTGCAAACATTCAACCATTTACTAAAAAATTACAACCGTTACTTAGACGTGTAATTCCAAATACTTTAGCTTTTGATATTGCTGGTGTACAACCTGTTGAATCTCCAGATTCTGCTGTATATGCAATTAAATCTAAATATGCTGGTTCAAAAACGAATCCAATTTCTAACAATGCTAAACTATTAACATATACTGCTGTTACTGCACTTGTTGCTGGTGATACTATTACATCTGCTGGTGGAGCTACTGGTACTGTTAAATATGTTGAAACTTTCAAAACTGAAGCTGGTGTTGCATCTGAAAGAGCTGTAATTGAAGTTACTGCTGGTACATTTGTAAATGGTGAACTTTTTGATAAAGGTGTTACTTATGCTGCTGATGCTAATGATAATACTATTACTGGTATTTATTCAACTGAATCTGCATTCAAACAAATCTTAGAGAAATATGCTGGTCCATATACAACTGCAGCTGGTGAGGCTCTTGGTGATGCTGCTAATGAAATTAAAGTTGTAATTGAAAAATTACCAGTATCTGTTGAGACAAGAGCATTACGTGCGAATTTTACTCAAGAGTTAGTTCAGGACATGGCTGCTATGCACGGTGCGGAAGCTGACAAAGAGATTATGACATTTCTTTCAACAGAAATGGTACTTGATTTAGATAGAACTATTATAAGTAAATATAAAGAAGTAGGTACTGCTACTCCTAACTATGTTGTTAACACTTATGGTAGATGGTCAATGGAACAATATAGTGGTTTATATCAACGAATCTTAAAAGATGCTAATGATTTAGCTCTTAAAAATAGACGTGGTAAAGGTAATATTTTAGTAGCGACAAGTGGAGTTATTTCTGCGTTAGAAGCCGTAGGTTCATTTAAAACTGTTGCTTATGAGCAATCTGTTAAAACTGGTGAAAATCAAGCACAAGTTTTTGTTGGTGTGTTGAAAAATGGTATGAAAGTTTATCAAGATTTTTTCTCTTCTGACGAATATTATATGACAATTTACAGAGGTGAAAGTGCTATGGACTCAGGAATTTTTTATGCACCATTTATTCCTGCATACTTTGTAGATGCTATAGACGCAAAAACATTACAACCGGTTATTGGTATAAAATCTCGTGAAGGTATTGTTGCTAATACATTAATTGACGATGAAGGTGGAAGCTCATATTGTTCACTGCGTGTAGTAGACTTTATTTCAACACCAATCTCTGATTAGTAGTTGATGGTTCTTAGAAGATTAATTTCTTCTAAGAATTATTTAAGTTACTTTATTATATAATTTCTCTGTAAGTTAATTTATAGAAGCCTTGTTTTACTTGGTCGTCCTTCAAGGCTTCTATAAATTAACAAAAGGATGACCAACCACTATGAAATTAGAAGAACTTCAAGAATATATAAAAGAACATTTTTATACTGAAAGTGGAAAATTAAATTCTAATATATCTAAAGTAAATACTAAACCTTATAAAGTTCATAAAATATATGTAGATAAAATATATGAATTGACAAATTTCCTTACCAATAATATAAGTTTTAAAGACAGAATAACCTATATATTAGAAAAACGATTAACAAAAGAACAATGTTTAGCATTATATGATGATTCTAAAATATTTAATGGAAATATAATTGATTTTATTAAACATATAACAAATAACGATGGTTCTATAAATAAAGGATATACACAAACAAAATCCAAATTTTATAAATTAAATAAACATAATTTTGATAAGATTTTAGAACGGACATCTTTTATGAAATCAACAGCAAAATGGAATCAACGATGTGATGCAATTCTAAACAATATGATTGAATATCCAAAATGTAAAAATGAAGGATGTGATAATTTTTGTACTAATTGGAGCAGATTAAAGGGTTATTCCGAAACATGCTCAATTAAATGTTCTGCTAATTCAAGAATCCATAATAATCGGAAAGAAATTAAACATAAACTTAAAGCAAAAGGCTTTCAAAATAATATTCCAGCTTCTATAATATCACATCCTTGTAATCTACAAATGATACCTTATAAAGAAAATTTGTCAAAAAGTAGTAATTGTTCTCATACATTAGATGAGTTAATGAAAAAGATAGAAGAGTTTGAGAACAATACTCGTTAAACACATCATACAATAGCCTAGAACAAACGAACTATCTAATCTAATACATTTGTATAGGTTAGAAGTTTAAATGTGTTCTGGCTAAGATATACATTTTATTTACTTTTAAGCTAAAACATAATATAATATTGAATATTAAAAGAAAAGGATATAAGATGAGAAACACATTAGAAATTGTTAAAGATTTAGAAAGAAAAATAATAGAGCTAGAAGATGAATTATCAAAAAACAATTGCAGAAATTGTATCAACTGTAAAAATTGGAATAGAAAAGCAGAAAACATAGGCGTATGTGAAGAAGAAGTGGATCAATTAAATTTAGATGATAGACGTTATTATACAGCACGAGATTTTGGATGTAATTTATGGGAGAAAAATCAAACTGATTCATAAAATATTTATATAAAAGATATATAATAACTTATAAAGGATAAATGATGAGGAAAAAACCAAGTTGGTTATTAGAAACAGTACAAAACGAACATAAAAATTATGAAAATGTTATTTATAAGTCATTGAATTATACTCTTAATGAAGATACTCAACTTATAGAGCAAGATTTTATAGATTTTATATCAGATTTAAGAATTAAAGGTTGGGTGCCTTTTATGTTCAGTGATGATATACTAGATGATGAGTTTAAAAAATTAAATGAAAGATGGAATTATACAATTTTAGAATTTGAATGTTTACAAAATGATTTGAATAACAAAAATGAAAATTTTAAGGAATATTTATGTTTAACAGAAGATGAATATAAAAATATTCTTACACAAGTACAACATTTCAAGGAATATTTATGATACTTGAAAGATATATTGGCAAAGTTGTTATACAATCAAAAGAGCTTATTGTAAAAACAGATAATCATATGGATATGGTAAGAGGGAATAGTAAAAATAAAAGAGATGTTCTTTCAGCTAAAATATACCTTAATAAAATACAACAAGCATCTGACAGATTACTGTTGATAGATGGTAGTCAAGTTATTGTTTGGAAACATAATGACAAATATAATGTTATGATTATTAATATCCGATTAAATAAAGGTGATATGTTTATTAAAACTTTTGTACCTAATACTAGACGAAATGCTTTGAATAGAGACAGCAATATAAACAGAGTTGAATTATTTTAATAAAGATTTAAGATAAATCCTATTATAATTTTTTTTAATATACTTACAAAGGATAATATAATGAAAGATATATTCAAACTATTTGATAGTTTTAAAGATGAGACAACATACAACCCAAAGAAATCATCACTAAACGTAGAGTGTATTAATAAGCTATACACAGAAGCAAAACAATTCTCGAAGTATAAACTATACAAAACTAAAAACGGTTATTACAGAATAACATTATATGGTGATTTTGTAGAAGAGTATGATGACTTGACAGAAGCAAAACAAGAATTTGTTATTATTACTATGAGTGGTGATTAGAAATGAGTATATATGTACTTAAAAGCTGTACAGGCGAATATGAGGATTATTCTGAGACTTCACTTTGTTATTTTGATGATATAAATGAAGCTGAAATTATGTATGCTAAAGGCAAAGAACTTTTAGAGTATTTGAACCATAGAGCTTACGAATTTATAGAGAAGTATTCAAATAGTGATAATATATTTTATCAAGAAGCTTTGATTAAAAGATATTTGAAAGCAATTGGTATAGACATATTAATAGAATACACAGGGGTATGGTTATCATTAGAAAAAATAGAAAGCTTTAAAAGTAGTAATTTAGGTTATTTAACAGAAGTAAAATATAAGGATGTAATATGAAATTATCAGATAAATCATTCTTAGAAGAATATAATGAATTGTATATGAAATTTGCTAAAGTATTAGATTATGCTACAGGTAGTTGTATTAGTAAGCCTGAGACTGATATAAATATTATATATGAAAGTATTGACAGAAAAATACAAAGAGAAATTGATTATGCTTTGGAAGATGAACGCGAGTTAAATGCAATGTTTGATTAATGAGTACTATAAGTTCTTTATGACAGATTTATATAATTTCATAAAGAACTGTGAAAATGGTAAAAGAATATGGGTAGAAGATGAACTAGGTAGAAAAGATTATTCACTTTCATATAAATCTACATATCCAGAATGGTCCCGTTTTTATTTTGTTAAAACTCCTAAGAATAAAAGACATATATACAACAAAGATAATCCAGCTTGGAAAGATGGTTATTATAATGGTAACACAACAAGACTATATCAAATGTTTGAAAATGCTTTAGCAGGAAAATTACCAAAAAGTGAAAGAATGTTAGATGTTTTTGATAAAATGATTGAAGGTTATTATTTTGAATTGAAAGAGATAGAATATTTGGAGGCTGATTGTATATTTTAAATACTTATAAAGGGATTAATCTATGAAAAGTAAGTATTTTAAAATCTATGAATTAGTACCAAAGAAATTGTATACCAAGTATGGTGAAAAAGCTTGGAGATATATATCTAGAGGACTTATTCATGATTTAGATCATTTGAAAGAAGTTTTTAATAATGGTTCTATGACTATAAATAATTATCACTGGAACGGTGATAGAGAATGGAGTGGAATCAGAACACATGAAAGTCCTTGGTATAACTATGGTTCACAACATTCATATGCAAATGCAGTGGATATTGTTTTTAGTAAATATTCTGCTGAAGAGGTAAGACAATATATATTATCACATCAAGATGAGTTTATTTGGATTACAAGATTGGAAGAAAATGTGAGTTGGGTTCATATGGATTGTGCAAATACTGAATATGAACATATTACTACATTCAAGGCTTAAATATGTTAACACAACTAAATATGTATAAGAATTTAATAATCGGTGGTGTAATTGTTGTTTTATTAATTGGATTGTATTTTTATATTCATACATTAAAAGTACAAATTACAGATCTAAAAAGTAACTTAAAAGATAGTTATGTAGAGATAGCAAATTATAAGTTAAGTAATGAAAGGTTGACTAATAGCTTAACTATTCAAAATAAGGAAATTGAAAATGCAAGATTTAACGAGAGTTTAGCTAATAAAAAGTTAGCAGAATGGAAAGCTTTACCACCAAAGATAAAGTATAAAACAATAACTAAAATAAGGGAGATAAAGAGTAATGACTGTAAAGAAATTAAAACTGTTATTGATGATATTCGTCATATTGACTTTTCAAGCTTGTAGTACAAAGCAGGAGATTAAATATGTGGATAAACCATTTAGAGTTAATGTTCCTGTTAAGTGTATTATTCCTGAGCCAGATTGTAGTTTTGATAGACGAACTGACACGGAAGTGATAAGTTCAATGTTAGAGTGTATTGTCGAAATGAAACATAATGAAGAGAAATGTAAATAATTATAATGTTTTTAAAAAATTAAATACTTATAATACATAATGGAGAAAATAATGAATATAACATATGAAAATTGGGCAAAACAGTCCATTAAGACATACTCAAAATCAATTGCTCAAAAGCAAGTTGAAAAATTATATGAGAATGTAAGCGGTGATATATCGCCTTATACAAGTTTAATACATGATATTATAAGCAGAGTTGAAGTTACAAGTGTACTTCCTTATATATCAAGTTTTATCCCAACATCTACACCTACTGGAAAAGTTCCAGCATTTAGTCTTAAATATAATGGAACCCCTTCTCAAAATGTTAAGAAAGGTGATGTAGTTAAAGTTATATCTGTAGTGGATGCATCTTCCTTTGTGATTGATGGTGAAATTTCAGGTGGAACAAGTGGGGCTGTAGGTACTGTATTATACAAAGAAGCTAATCAACTTCTTGTTAAAGTTATTAGCAATACATTTATAGATGGTGAGAATGTTGATAATATAACTCCGTTTGCATTAGCTAAAACTTCTATTACTGCTATTAGAAGTAATGTTGTTGGTGTAGGTGGTTTATTATTTGATTATGTTGGAGAATTGACAACTACTAATGGTGAATTAAAAGATAATACAAGTAATACTTTTTCATTAGAAGTAAATTCAGCTTCAATAGATGCTAAAACTGCTAAAATTTTTACTGGTTTGACTGTTGAATTCGTACAAGATTTAATTGCTATGTATGGTGAAGATGCAAAATCAAGACTTGTTAATATGTTAGGAAATGCAATTAGTTTAGAACTAGAATCAAGATATTTTAAATTTCTAAAAACTATAGCTACCCAAAAATCGGATATTATACTAAGTAATAGTACTGCATTATCATTAAAAGATAAATATAATGATATTATATCAAGGATTTATAAATCAATCGGAAGTATTGGTACTAATACTAATATAGCTGGACAGTTCTTTGTAGTTGCTAGTTCTAATGTGATTTCAGCAATTAACTCTGCAGGTAAAGTGTTACCTAATGCTAAATATAGTGCAAATAATAGTAAGTTTAATGGAATGTTAGATGGTAAAATAATTCTTATTGAAGATGTATATTCTGATGTAGATTATATGGTTGTAGGTAATGCAGGTATTGATGGGTTCGATAATGGTATAATATTCAGCCCTTACTTAACAGATTTTATTATCACTACTAATCCTGTTACATTACAACAAGAGATAGCTGTTATAAATCGTTACGATATTAAAAGATCGCCTCTTGACACTAAAACTATTGATGGTCAATCTGACTTTGTTGAGTTAAGTGTAATAGACTTCCAAAATCTTGTTAACTACTAGGAACATTCCTAGTAGACATAAGGAATAAAATATGAAAACATTAGATCAATTTACTAAGGATAATTTTAAACTTGAATATATGTATATTGGTCGTGTTGTTAATATACAAGACCCTGAACTAAGAGATAGAGTTCAAGTAAGAATTTTAGGTTTAATTTCAGATGATGTGTTGGACGAAAATTGTCCATGGGCTGAACAATTAACATCTATATTTTCAGGTACTCCTACAACTACTGGTGTATCATCAGTTCCTAACATCGGATCTTTAGTTTACATACAATTTTTATATGGTGATATTTCGAGACCTATTTACACTGGGTATGTTCGTGGAGCTTCAGATTCTTCCAATCTTCATCATCTAAAAGATTTAACACAAACAATACATCAAAAACGAATTGATAACATGATAGGTCCAGAGCTTACATCATTAAACGATAAAACAAAATATCCGTATAATAATGTAATTGAAACTAAAAGTGGTAATATAATCGAACTTGATGATACAGAAGGTAATGAAAGAATTGCTATAGAACATAACACAGGGTCATATATGGAAATCAGACCTGATGGTAAAGTAATTCTAAAATCAATAGATGATTTACATCTTATAGTTAAAAAAAGTGTAGAAGAGTATATCGAATCAAATTATAATGGTGTTATAAAAGGAAAAAGAACGATTAATATTGATGGTAGTGATACACAAACAGTTGATTCTTATTCTCAATCTACTACAAATGGAAGAACCATAAATACACAAACTACTACACATATTGGTGATTATATTATTACCGGTGACGTAATTGTATCTGGTAATGTGATTGCTTCAGATTGCATTTCAAGTGGAATTAGTGGAAAATCGCATACTCATCCTGGTGATAGTGGTGGAGTTACTGGAGAACCTCAATAAAAGGTAAATTATGAAAACACAATTAGAAACAAATAATTCATTATGTGTTAGTGCAAAAACTGAATTAGATAATGCATTAACAAATTCATTGATAACACAAACTCAACATGATACCTATTATCCTATGTTAGATAATATCATATCAAATAACAATTTGATAATTGCTGAACTTAATAAGAATGTTGGACATAAATCTGTAGGTAATTATGGTAATATAAATGATATGATTACTAATCCTAGCAAAACAAAAGACGAAATTACAAGAAGTATTACAAAATATAAACCTTTAACAGATTGTGCTCCGGATATAATAGGATCTACTAATGGGCTTGATTCATTACTAGATGCATTTTCTAATTTACCTACAATTGATTTTATGATAAACTATCAATCTATTATAAATTGGCTTGATTTGAATAATTCTAGTTATTCTTCATTTATAAACTCTATGGTAACATCCATTACAGATTTTGTGAATAATATAACTAATATGAAAAATAATGTTAAAACTTATATAAATAATATAGTAACTGTGGCTGGAAATGTTGTTTCAGCTATGCTACCAGATAATAGTCCATGTGCTACTTCAATAGGTAATGTGTTGTTAAATGAAAAATCAGTTGATGATTTGAATTTTATAAATTCGCTAAAAACTGATGATATTACAACTGTTATTAATAATAAAATTAAATCAATTCAGATCTAATCTATAACTTTATAGTTAGTATGTTATAAAACTAACAGAAACATAGCTAGAACAAACGAACTATCTAATCTAATACATTTGTATATGTTAATAGTTTGAATGTGTTCTAGAGGAGATATAAAAGGAAATTCTTGATTTTAACTTTATTTGGTATTATTATGTAAAAATTAAATACTTATAAAAAAGGTATTTGATATGGCTACTACTTTCAAAGATATATCTAAGAATTTTGATTCTATTAATTCTGATATAGTTGTTGCATCTGATGATATTGCAATAAATAACGCTATTAGTAATATTTTGACTATTTCAAGAGGTGAATTAGTCGGAAATCCTGAATTCGGAAGTAATCTCCAACAATATTTATTTGAACCTGCTGATGAAATTACTTTTATAGCTATGGAAGAAGTTGTAAGAAATTCATTGTTAGAATTTGAGACTAGAATAGAAGTACAAGAAGTTAAATTTGAAGCATATTCTGAACAAAACGTAGTTGTATTGTCGCTTGATTATACAATATTAAGTTCTGGTAAAAGAACTATTTATAAAAAATCATTTGATGTGTTAGGATAAATTATGAAAGATATATTCTCATACTTTAATTATGATTCTTCAGCTAAAATACTTGATGTGTTTAAAACTATTGATTTTTCTACAGTTATTAACTCTGATGATTATACTTTATATACTCCTATTGATACTGATAATTTAATGTCTATAAGTTATAAATTTTATAATAGAGTTGATGATTGGTGGATAATATACTTTTTTAATAAAATGGTTGATATCTCATTCTCAATATATACTAATACATCTGTTAATTTAATTATAAAATATTATAGTGACTTACTACTTACATATGATTCTAATACATTACAACAAAATAATGAATTAAAAGAAAC